TGAAAGCATGACCAAGTTTTTGTTAACACCATTTGTTGCATTTTTCCTTATGTTAGTTTGGGCAGCAACAATTGGTGAACAAGTATCTTACTTTACACCAGGTAAAAATATGTTTGACGAGTATCTAATAATTTGTCAAATATGGTTTTTTGGATGTGTCTTTAAAAGTTTAAAGAACGGCGTAACCAAGAAAGAGAAAAGTGGTTGACTTATATTACAAAAATATGTTATAATAAGTTAAATATTGTATAACCTCAACACAGGAAGGATAGCTTTTTGAAAATGAAAATAATCGCAGGGAATAGCAATCGATCCCTAGCTAAAGGAATTGCAGAACACTGTTTTGCTGGCTTAGTTCCAGCTGAAATTACAACATTTGCAGACGGAGAAACCAGCGTAGAATTTAAAGAAAACGTTAGGGGTGAAGACGTTTTTATAGTGCAAAGCACTGCTACCCCGGTCAACGACAGTTTAATGGAATTACTTATTATGATAGATGCCGCAAGGCGTTCAAGCACTAAACGTATAACCGCAGTGATTCCTTACTTTGGTTATGCAAGACAAGATCGTAAGAGTGCAAGTCGCACACCTATCACAGCTAAACTTGTTGCAAACTTATTGGTGACAGCAGGCGCAGACAGAATACTTACAATGGATCTACACGCAGGACAGATACAAGGCTTCTTTGACATCCCAGTGGATGATTTAACAAGCCGTGTAGTATTTGCTAAAGACATTAGACGTTCAATTGGTATCATAGATGATCCAGAAGTAGAGCAACAAGGTACAGTATTTGTATCTCCAGATGCAGGTGGAGCAGTACGTGCTAGAAAGTTTGCAGATATGTTTCACGGAGACATTGCTATTGTTGACAAGCGTAGACCAGAAGCAGGCAAGTCAGAAGTAATGGCACTGATTGGTGATGTCAAAGGCAAACATGCTATCCTTGTAGACGACATCATTGATAGTGGTGGTACATTATGTCATGCGGCCAAAGCAATTATGGACGCAGGTGCAGTCAGTGTTAGAGCATACATTACTCATGGTGTACTGTCAGAGGACGCATGTCAAAAGGTTGAGAAGTCAGTGCTAGATGAATTAGTAGTTACTGATTCAATTGCCAATCGTTGTCCTAAGAACTGTAAGAAAACAAGACAGGTTAGTGTTGCTACTCTGTTAGGTGAAGCCATACGTAGAGTATCAAATGAAGAAAGTGTGAGTAGCTTATTTGGATAAGGAGGTCCATAATATGAAAAATAATATTACTAAAGATAAAGAAAAGTTAGTTGAAAGTCAACCAATGCAACAACAGAAGTTACCCTCAGATGAGGAGCAACAGAAACGTAAAGAACAAGCTCAAGACCCAAGGCATAATCAAGAGTAATGATAGAACTAGCTAAATTAGATAACGGTGAGTTTGTGTACGGCACCTACGAAGAAGTAGAAGCTTATGCAGACAAGGGAGAGACATGTGTTGAGAGATATCTTGACCATGTCAACCCTTCAACCGTTTACAACAAATTCAAATGGGTTGGTACAGGATTGTCCGATCCATTTGCTGTTTCTGTTCCGTATGATTACGATAAACAGAAAGCCAAAGGCACCTTTAATACTAGGGGTGTAAACTTAGACAAATTTTAGGAGTGATCTAAGTTGCCAATGTGTTTAATATAATCACCTATGTTATGGTCTGAAAAATTATCAATCTTACCCTGTTTTAATCCCATCCAAATACCACGCCAACGATCTTTAAAGCGTTGCCAACCAGTATGAGTGCGTAGTTTACCATATGCGTTCAAATAATGTTCTGTGCCATGATGTCTAAAACCCATAAGTAATAAAGGAACCCTGCACACTATATCATTATTGTTTACCCATCTATGATGTTCTACATTAATAGTATTACAATAACCACTCCAACCAACTCTAGGTGAACCATACGTATAAAGTTCAACAGGGTTACCAAGTTCTTTTTGATACCAACATCTACTTGCCATAACAGTTGCCATTGCGGCCCCTAAGCTATGTCCACAAAACCATAAGTTTTTATCTTGATTTACTTTTCTAGTAATGTCTTCTAACACCATTGGCCATAACGTATCTACTTCGTCTTTGAATCCTTTATGCACACGTGATACAGTTTCGCTTATAACGGGGAGAGCATTTGCATCAGCCTTTATGTCATTGTACTCTGTTGGTTGTGTTCCTCTACAAGAAATTACAAGATCATTCTTACTCATAAATCTATAAGATTGTGCTCCAATCTTATTATAAAACTCTGTTGTTGTAAAACCTAATTCTTTTGCCGCTATTCTTGCATCTTCCTCACCTAAATATGCTATTTGAGAAAGTTTTGCAAAAAGCAACGAACGTTCTTTAAACGTTAATTTTTTAATATCTGTTGCCATATTGCCCTCCGTTGTCAATATTTATCAACTTAAACACTAAATACAGTAAGTACAAAGGGACGAATATGAAAAAACGCACTAGAAGTATACTTGACGAGCTTAATAATATACACAGTAGCCAAGATAACGATTATCTTATAAGCACCACTGCGAATAACATAATAGAAAGTTCAATTAATTTATTAAATCGTATTGCTAGTGAATATGATGCAGACACAGCAGGTGAATTAGAAAGACGTTTTATTAATAGTATCAAAGCAGGTGATGCTCGTAAATTTAAACGTGGCATTGATAAAATAATTGAGAGCAAAAAAAATGATTCTAAATGAAGGCGGAGCAATGCCGGGCGTCGGCCCTATTCATATTGATGAGATTGATCCAACACTTTCAGCATTAGAAAAGAAATTAGGCATTGACTTAAGAAGCAATGTCCTTGGTAGTGTAGGTAAAAAAGAATTTAGTGGCGACATTGATGTTGCCGTGCAAGTCAGTACAGATCAAATACCAGAGTTGGTTAAAAAGTTAGAAGCAATGCCAGAAGTTCTTGACATTGCTAAAAGTTCTGTTATAATGACAAGTGTTAATATTGTTGGTTACGATGCTAATAAGAAAAGCCCAGACCCAAGTAAGCCTAGAACAGGTAAAGTACAAGTAGATTTTATGCCAGGAGATCCTGGTTGGATGAAAACATACTATCACGCACCAAGTGAGAAAGAATCAAAGTATAAAGGTGTATTCCGTAACGTAATGATAGCAACAATAGCTTCGATACTAGATCGTAAAGATAGTACAGATACTATCGATGACGGTCGTCCAACTGAAAGCGAACGTTGGATGTGGTCACCAACAGATGGACTAGTGCGTATAAAACGTACACCAGTGCCAAAGAAGAATGGCGAAGGATATACTAAAAAGAATCAAAATGTAATGATAGATGGACCATACAAAAATCCAAATGATATTGCAAAGAAATTAAAACTAGATGATGCAAAAGATTTAAACAGTTATGAAAGTCTAAAAGCCGCAATGGAAAAAAACTATCCACCTAAATTAGTACAGTCTATACTAGATAACTTTTCTGAAAGCGGAATAGTTAAAGACATTGGTGTGCCAGACGATTTAAAAACTGAAACACTTGCAGATAAGAATTACAATAGAGTAGTCGCACTAAGTAAAAGGCTTTCAGTATGAGATACAACGACTTTAAGACTAGTGGAAAAACTGCAATCGCACTTAACGAAGCAGAAGCACGTATTCAACATGCTGAAGATGTAGTATTTTGGGAAGGTAGTGCAGGAGCAGTTCGTGCTTTAGAGAGTTTACGTAAACTTGAAAAAGGAGGACACAATGATGTCACTATCAAATGGGACGGATCTCCCGCAATCATTTTTGGCCGCAATGAGGATGGAAAATTTATACTTACCGATAAGTCTGGATTTGGCGCAAAAGGATATGATGGTAAAAGCAAGTCCGCAAAAGATTTGGAAGCAATGCTACTCAACAGAAAAACCAGTAAAGGATTAGAAGTACCTGATAGCTACACAGCATTTGCATCAAACATGCGACAAATATTTGATGAATACCAATCAGCGTTACCAGAAAGATTTAGAGGTTACTTTAAAGGTGACTTACTATATTTTAATAAACCTGCATTAGAAGGAGATGACTATGTGTTTACCCCGAATATTGTTACCTACAGAGTAGATAAAGATAGTGATATAGGTAACAAGATTGGAAGATCAACTAGTGCAGTTGTTATACATAGGTATATGGGTCAAGACGGAATTGAAAAAGGTCTACAAGGTATGAACATTAACAATATTATACAAGGCGATAAAGTTTTAGTTGTTCCTCCTGTTGTTGTGCAACGTGCTCCTGAAGTAAGTGATACAGATGTTGATACATTAAAAACAGATATAAGCAAATATGCAGTTAATATTGACACATTGTTAAATACTCAAACACTAGCTAATCTTAAAATGGTAGACATGCCAAAGATTTTTTATGCTTATTTAAATAGTAAAGTTGATACTGGACTAACAGCACTTGGTGAAGACTTTATGGGTTGGTTAAACAGCAATACAAAAATTAGTGATGTGAAAAAGAAAAGAATGTCAGAACACATTACACAAAATATTAAAGGCTTTAGAGCTATGTGGCAAGTTGTTAGTAATATAATGAATATTAAAAATAAAATTATTAATCAATTTGATTCACATGATGCAGATATTAAGGCAAACATCGGCGACACATATAAAGGCGGCGAAGGTTACGTACTACAACACCCAGGTGGTGATATTAAACTAGTAAATAGAGCAGGCTTCACAGCCGCTAACAGAAGTATAAGGAGAGACTAATGACACAAATAAAAGAGTTCAAACAATTTGAACAAGAAATGCATAAGATCACTGAAGCATATGATGACTTCGGATTAAGTAAACACGGAATAGAACTTGATAGAGATGACGATGGCGATGGTAAAGAATTCAAAGCTAAAAGAATGTTTGATCAATTAGGTAAAGTAATTGACAGCAGAAGTAATCCAAACCCTATTGGTACAGTAACAACAGACGACGGCGACGAAGTACAAGTTACTCCAACGATTGCACATATGATAAGAGGATTAGAAATCCGTACAACGCAACAAGGTGGAGCAAAAGAAAAGTTTATGCGTATGATTCAAACTACAAATGGATTAAAGAAAGTTATTGATTTGGTGAAGAGTAAAGCGTAATGGATTTTATTAAAGAAATACATGAAGCTAGAATGACTCGCAACTCAAGCGATCAAAGGTCATTGACCTACACAGATTGCTGTGAAAGATTATATCTTAGTCTTTTAATTTTAGAGTTATTGCGTAAATTTCCAGGCTATGCCGCACGTTCTAAAATGTATGCAAAAGACTGTTCAAGATATGACTCATACAAGCATTTTAGGATGAACGGTACAGATTTGTACAACTTCATTTATTTCGTAACTGGCGATGATGCCGCAATGGATAAGTTAAAAGATCCAGGCGCTGCCAAAGCCTTAAGGAAACGTACAACACTTCCTTTAATGAATCTAAACAGATACTTAACCCAACTAGGTAACGGACAAGAAGCAAGTAAACCTGCAGAAATTTTTATAAAACTAGAATCAGCTCTCCATATTGTTAATACAGATTATAGAAGTATACGTAGATACATTACTAACTTTAAGTCTATTAGTACTATTAATAAAAAAATAGCAGTAACTAAATTACTATTAGCCGCAAGAGCAAAATTACGTAACAGTGATTTAATTGACGACCTTGCAAAACTATCAACTGATAGAGACTTAGAAACTAACCTAGTAAAAGACAACGAACCAAAAGTAAGCATGCCTGACATTAGTGTAACAGGCAGAGACTTAGCATACTACAAATATATTGTAGGCACAGAAAATTTGATTATGGCAAAACGTTTTATAGATATGGCAAGAGCAAATAAAAGTATACCTAGTACAGCAGTAAGAGGTTATATGCCTGCCATTACAATGATTGACGATATAGTAAAAGCCGGTCCTGCATACATTAATTTACTAAGAAGTATACATAATCGAGCCAAAAATAGCCTAAATAAGTAGGTTTTCCAATATTCAGCTAAATAAAAGTAACAAGAGTCACGGAGCGTGGCTATTGTCCATTAAGAGAAATAGGAGAAAAAAATGGCAACATTAACAAAAACTAATCCAGTAGTAGCGAACGCTATTGGTGAAATCCGTAACATCGGTAAAGAAATCACAATGGTCGCAGTCGATTGGGACGTTGATGCAGATGCATCAAGAATCGCAATGGAAGCAGTACACAACACAATCATGCAAAGAGCAACTATCTTAGCAGCAGGTGCAGTGTATGACACAGGAACAAAGCAAGACTTTATTCTTGAAGGTGACTTTCCTGGTTCAGACTATGTATCAGAAGACGGTACAGTAACAGGTACATTTGCACAGGCTTTAGTTGAAGATATCATCAACTTAGGTACAGTTGACTCAATTAACTTTGCATCAGGTACAGTAGCGGCTACTGTTAAAACAACTTTAAAATTTGCTTAATAGCTAATTTACAAGTAATACTAAAAAGGCTCACTTTTATTAGTGGGCCTTTTTTTATGACTTAAATATACACATGGATGTAACTGTACTCACACTAATTGATATTACACAAACAAATGCCCGTAGAGGTTTTGGCGATAAATTAGAACAAAACCAACAACAGAATTTTAACACATTTCAACAAGTATCAAGTCTGCGTTTAAATCCATACAACTTCACATCTAGTTTTGAGGCTATTTCTATAGATAATTTAGGGTTTGGTGATAAATATAAAGGTAAGCAAAAAGTATGGAAGTTTACATTTAATCATGATGTCGCATATGGTTTAGATGAACAGATGCTACAAGAAGATTTTGAACTTATACCAATTATATCAGATTTAAATGAGACAATTGACATAAATAAGAGTGTAATAAGAACAACTGATCCATACGAGAAGAACATTTTATTTACAATAGGCGACCAAATAGATATACACAAGGCAACCGAGCAGGCAATACCCAAACAAGATAATAAGGCTAACTGAGAGTTTACTTAAATAATTTCCTTGAGCAGGAAAGTTTGGAGAATACAATGGCAAAAGCCACTGACCTTGAAAAAGAAAACCTAGAAGCACACGTCGATTTGTGCCAACAGCGTTATGAAAACCTTGAGTCGCGTCTAACAGCAGTTGAGAAAAAGCTAGAGCATGTGCATCAAGATGTCCAAAACGGCAACAAGAGCATGATCAAAGTCATTATAGGTGCAACCGGTACAATAGTTGCAGGACTTTTAAGCACAATAGTAGTGCTACTCATTTCATTAAACTAACCCCCCAATTTATATAAATACTTGCATGTTACTAAGAGAGTTTACACATCGTACGACTGAAGCTGAGCAAGAAATGTGTCCTAAAGCATGTTGTGGCTTGCCAGTGACGGAATGTTCATGTGGTCCGGACTGTCCACACTGTGATTGTTACGAAAAAAATAAAGATGTTAATGAAAAAATGACATGGGCAAGAACAGGTAAGAAGATAGTACGTAAGTTTAGATGCGTTGGCGGACGCAGGCATGGAAGAATTGTTGCAAAAGTTGCACAATGTTATGCAGCCCCAGATCCAAAGAAACGTGCAAGACTAAAAATTATGAAAGCAAGGTTAGGTGCAAGACTAGCTAAAAAAACTAAGCGAACAAAGAGAACTAATCCAGCTTCAATAAGATTAAAGCAGTTAAACAAAAGGCGTTAGTATGTTAGTTACTGAAGTAATATCATTAGACGAAGCTACAAACGTTTGGAGTAGAGCAGGCGGTAAACAAACACGAAAGTTTAGATGCACTAGTGGTCCCCGCAAAGGCAGAGTAATGTCAACACCAGCGTCTTGTAATAAGCCAATGGACATATCTAAAAGTGCAAAGCTAAAGCAAACAAAACTTAAGAAGCCTGGCCAAATTAAATTTAAGACCGGACGAACAAGACGTACTAATCCAGCAAGTGTTAGGTTAACGTCATTAAACAAACCAAAAACTCCTAAGACACGAGGAAGGAGAATAAGATGAAAATAAATGAAATTATGAGCCCAAAGATCAGTAAGGTTATGGGTAACAATGTTGAGATAGATCAAGGGGACGGTACTAAACTAACAGTGGACATAAAAAAGAAGCCGTTAGTAAAGGATCCAAAGACAGGCAAAGTTAAGATGCCTACTAAAACAGTACCAGGGCAAAAGCCCGAAGGTGGCATTAAAGCCGGTGACGAAGTAGAAATGAGCTAACATGAAAGTAAGTGAGCTATTAGAAAAATTTATAGTTTTCACCTCAAATGAGGAACAAGCTCTCTACGAAAAATTACCCGCACACGCAACCCCATATAATAGTTACAGTGAACGAGAACAAGTCGTATTAGAAAATCTAATAAGGAAGAGTTTGGTAAGTAAAATTAGTACTAAAAATATGGTAATGGTTGCGAAAAATGAATGAACTAGCAAATAAACTAGAACAAATAATTGATGAAAATTTAGATAAAATACACATTCCTTATAAAAAAGGAAATAGTATTCGTATCAAAAACTATGTGATACGCAAGAAGAATGAGAATCAATACAAAATCTTTAATTGTAAAACAGGAAAACCTGTACATGAAACATTTTGTCAACCAAGTGCTATTGCATGGGTAAACGCTACATTAGACGGCTCTGGTGTACATGATGTAGTTCGTTTAGATAAACTTATACAAAAACACTACATAGATTGTATTTTTTATCGAAATACACTAAGAACAGCTACTGATGCTACTAGAAAAATGAGTGCTGAAATAAGATTTGATATAAGTAGAAGTAAAGCTCTACAAGCAAGACATAGTCTGAACGACTATATCTTTTATAAAAAAAGCTAAATAAACATATAACGTTTTGAAGGAATAGTTACAATGAACATAAGTGAAATCAGAGCACCAATAACTTCAAAGGCAATCAACGAGAGCCTTGCTAAAAAGTTTGGCGTAAAAATTAATGTAGATAAATTTACAGTAGAGCAATTAGAAGATGCTCGAAATAAAATAAGAACAAAGATGTCTCAGTTTGAGACCAACGAAAGTTTTGATCAAGTTCATAGCAACGACGAGTACCAAAAAAATAAACTATTCCTTGATGTACTTAACCAAGCTATTTCAGAACGTGATGTCGTAAATGACGAAGACCAAGTTGATGAAACTCCTAATCCTAAAAAGAAAATTAAAGAAGGTGAAGAAGACAAGGCCGAAATTATTATGGCCGCAAAAGACATGGTAGATAAAATTACAGGCTGGATGGAAGACACAGCAGAAATGCAGGCAGAATCAATGCTAGAATTAGGCGATGCAGTAAGAGATGAATTAGGCAATGCTGAGTCAGAACAATATATTTCAAGTGTAAAACCAACTCTAGAAGCTCTATATGATCAACTAGAGATAACCAGAGGCGTACTATCCAATGGTGTAGCCATGTTGACAGGCGAACAGCAATCTACAATGGGTACCGGCGAAGAAGAAGCTCCAATGGAGCCAATGGATGCAGAAGCCGACCTAGAACCAACAGTAGATCAAGAAGATGACTTTGCAGCAGCTGAACCAGCCGCAGGCGGAGAAGAAGAAGCAGGCCGCGAAAAACGCGAATCAGTAAACCGTAGCAGAAAATTAGGACTTTTGTTAAGCGGAAAAAAAAAGACTTAACTGAAGCTGAAGCTACAGCACCAAAACTAGCACAAGTTTTAAGAACAGTAATAGGCAGTGCCGATCAACAAAGTCGCACTGTCTTTTTACATTTTAACAAGCCAAACAAACAAGACATTGTTGCCGGCGCTCTCAATTTAGACTTAAACAAAATGATGCAAAACGTAGGCGGAGAAGCATTTGACTACGGTACATTCAAAGCCGCATACGATACTGATGAAAGAGTTAAGTCAATGGTACAAAACTTTAGTAACAAAGGTATTGAACCTAAAACAAAACAAAATATCAAAGACAAAGAAGTATCAAAACCAGCAGGATCAGATACAGTTGGTGCTATGGCCAAACGTGCAACAGACCTAGGCGATGATATTGGTGAAGGATTGAAAAGTCCACACAAAAAAGGTTCAAGAAAATATAAGAAACAGTTAGCGGCTAAACATGCGGCAATGGCCGCTAGGTAGGATCTAAAATGAAAGAGTATATTGATATAATTAGAGAAGCTGAAGAAGACGAGCAAATGAAAGATGATATGCTTGAATTTATAATGCGTAAGCTAGATGTATTAGAACGAGAAATAAGACAAGCACCTAGCAATTCAGCTGAAGATCAAAAAGATAAAAAGTTTTTGGTTGATATGTTTAGATTCTTTAGACAAAAAATGAAACAACAACGAGAGAAAAATCCACCTAAGGATAAATTAGATACTGATATTCCATCGGATATTCCATCCTAATCAGAACTTGACATCCTTACATTTATAGTGTATAATTAAAAGTATGAACGATTACAAGCAAAAACAAGCTGAAATTACTGACCTTAATTGGGACGGCAACATTGAAGATAATCCTGACTTAGAAGTCATAACAAAAGTTAAAGAAATACTTAAACAATCTGTACAACCGCAAGTTGCTATGCACGGCGGCCATATAGAATTTATTGAATATAAAAATGGTATACTAAAACTTATGTTACAAGGTGCATGTTCAGGTTGTGCTGGTAGTACTATTACACTTAAAATGGGAGTAGAAAACTTGATAAAACATTATGTACCCGAGGTCAAAGAAATTATTGCTATTGATGATCCTAACAGCACTGTAGATCCTTTCTATAATCAATCTACAGACTTTGGCGTTTGGGGACAAGATGACCCTAATACTTAATAAGTACGACTATCAGCCATTAAACAGAAAACAAATAGACGGTAAAAGAAAGTACATGACGCCTGATGGAGGCGCTGTTGCTAGTGTTACTACTATACTTGATGCTACTAGCGATAAGTCAGGACTTATTGCATGGCGTAAGCGAGTAGGCGAACATCGGGCTAACGAAATCACTACAGAAGCGGCTGGTGTTGGTACACGTATGCACAAGTACTTAGAAGACTATGTAGAGTTTGGTGAATGGCCTACTCCAGGTAGCAATCCATTTGCTAAGAAAGCTCATGCAATGGCTACACAAGTACGTGATCATGCAATGGTTGATGTAGACGAAATATGGGGCAGTGAAGTTGCACTATATGTTCCACAGATGTATGCTGGTACTACTGACTTAGTTGGCAAGTACAAAGGCAATCCGTGCATTATGGACTTTAAACAAACTAATAAGCCTAAGAAGCTAGAATATGTACAAAACTACTTCTTACAGCTAGTAGCATACGCAGAAGCACACAACGAAATCTACGGCACTAACATACGTGAAGGACATATCTTTATGTGTAGCCGCGGAGATGACGGTATGGAGCTCGGAGGCGAAACTTATCAACAGTTTGATGTATGGCCGCATGAGTATGACGAGTGGCGTAACGAATGGTACAACAGAGTCTACACATATTACGAGAAGTTCGCATAAATACAATAATAAATGCGTAGGAGAATATAGTGGCTGTAGTACAAATATCAAGAATACAAGTAAGACGTGGACAAAAGAACGCCGGCTCAGGATTACCGCAATTATCTAGCGGTGAATTAGGCTGGGCGATTGATACGCGAGAACTTTACATTGGTAACGGAGCAGTAAGCGAAGGATCGCCAGCAGTAGGTAATTCAAAAGTGTTAACAGAACATGACGACCTTTTTACTCTTGCAGGCCAGTATAGCTATAGAAAAAACGATGCATACATTGTAACAGGTGTAACATCAGGATCTCCTACAACAAGAACACTACAAGATAGATTAGATGACGTAGTAAGTGCAAGAAGTTTTGGACTTACAGGACAAAGTAGCCAAGACGCTACTGTAAAACTACAACAAGCAATTGATCAACTTTACTTAAATGATGCAACTAAAGGCGGCGTAGGTTCAGATGTTACTGTACATAGTAATGCTCCTATCTTAAACTTAGAGCCAGGGGAATACACTATTACAGATACAATTTATATACCCCCATTTGCACATATTAAAGGTGCAGGTAAAGGTAGAACAATAATAAACAGTACAGCTTCTAATAAGCCTTTATTTCAAACTGTAAATAGTTCTAGCACACCAATATTAAAAGCATCAGATAGTACTAGTACATTTAATAATCAAGCAAGAAACATTTCTATTGAAGGATTAACACTTAGCACAGTAAACAATAATAAAGCATTGGTATTACAAAGTTGTCGTGATAGTGATTTTAGAGACATAGAAATTAAAGGACCTTGGACTATAGGTAATAGCATTGATGCTGACAGTGTTTCGTCGTCAGCTAGTAATGATGTAGCAGTACTTTTAAATAGCCTTAGTGGTGCAGTTGAAAGTTCAAAAAATAATTTTTATAATTTAACTATACAAGGCTTTGCTTATGGTATACTTTCAAACTATGATATTAACGATAACATAATTGATGCGTGTACATTTGATACATGCGGATATGGAGTTGCATTTGGTTTAGATATGACTCTTGGAGCACCTGCACTAGGACAGTCAACAGGACCACATAACTGTATTATTTCTAATAATAAATTTACAAATATTGAAAGACAAGGTATTATTGTAGAAAATGGTACGTTCAACAAGAGCGAAAACAATAGATTTAGTTTAGTAGGTAACCAAGGCGGTTCAGAAGGACAGCCAGTATACAGTATTATAAAATACGAAAAGAGCGGGAATGAGTCAGTAGGCGACCATTTCACAAGAACAGCTGCTCTTTCTTATAACCAAGCCTATATTAATTCAGTTCCTTACATTCCAGAAGTCCAAGGACCATCTGTGTTTGATTGGGGATTTGAACAAAAAATTAGTATTACGTCAGGGTCTGCTTTAACTATATTTAGACTTCCTGGTGTTATTAATCAGAGCTTTGAGATAGACTACTTAATGGTCAGTAATAGCTACGAACTTACTAGATCAGGTAAAGCGATTGTCAATGTTGACTCACGTGGATTGAAAGTTGAGTTTTCGGACGAATTTTCTTTTACAGGAGACGATTTATATCTTGACAAAATTATATTAGATGCTACAATAAGTGATGCTAATGGAGATGCAACTAATGATACAATCGTGATACGAAGTACAAGTACAATGCCAGGTGATGATAACACTGAAATGAAGTTTAAAGTTAGAGTAAAACAAACTGACATTTAATGCAAGGTAAAGATTACGAGTCACGATTAGCCGAATGGAGTTCTTTTAGAGATACTCTTGAAAGCTCAACAAATCCGTTTCAGGATTTAATTCATTTTTATATGCACGTTCCGTTAGTAAGCATACATACGGATCCTTGGAATCAAAAGATTTGGCCGGATCCGTGGGAATTAATTTTGGAGAATCAATACTGTTCGTTTTGTAAAATACTAGGATACTATTACACATTGGCATTAACTGAAAGGTTTTTAGATAGTCAATTTGAGATACATATTTCTATAGACCACGAACAATCGGAGACTTATTATATGTTAAAAGTAGATGACACAGTACTAGGATATAAGAACACTCCGTTACTATACGACAATTGGCCTTCATCGCTTGTTTCACAGAAGAGTTACACGATGACGGGTCTCCAATAAATACACACAAATAATAGGAAAAGGAAATGTATATGTCAAACGGGATTAATATTAGTATCGTCAAACGTGACGGTGCAAAAGAGCCACTCAACATTGATAAAATACACAAGGTAGTTGAGTTTGCTTGTGAAGATTTAACTGGTGTAAGTTCATCACAAATTGAAATGAATGCTAACATTCAGTTTTATGATGAAATGAGCACAAAGGAGATTCAAGAAATATTAATCAAAAGTGCAAATGATTTAATTGGATTAGATGCACCAAATTATCAATATGCCGCGGCACGTTTGTTGTTGTACGGAGTATATAAAGAAGTGTTTGGACAATATGATTCTGTACCTTTAGAAGATATTATTAATCAAAATATAGAACGTGGAGTGTACGATCCTGAGATTTTAAAAAAGTATACTTCAGAAGAATTAAAAAAATTAGATTCAATTATTAAACACGATAGAGATGAGAATTTTACATATGCAGGCCTACGTCAAGTAGTAGACAAGTATTTGTGTCAAGATAGAAGTAGTGGAGAACTGTTTGAGTCTCCACAGTACATGTACATGATGATCGCAGCAACACTATTCGCTAACTATCCCGCAGAAACACGTATGCAGTACGTAAGGAGATATTATGATGCGACCTCACTTTTTAAAATCAACATACCAACCCCAGTCATGGCAGGAGTCAGGACCCCTGTTAAACAGTTTGCAAGTTGCGTTCTCGTTGACAGCGATGATACTTTGGATAGCATTTTTGCTTCTGATATGTCTATTGGGCGTTATACTGCTCAACGTGCTGGTATTGGTATCAACGCTGGGAGAATTCGTGGAGTCAATGCGAAGATACGTGGCGGAGAAGTGGCGCACACTGGTATTGTTCCTTTCTTAAAAAAGTTTGAAGCAACCGTAAGGTGTTGCACACAAAATGGGGTACGTGGTGGTAGTGCTACAACCCATTTCCCTATATGGCATCAAGAGATTGAAGACATCCTTGTGCTAAAAAATAACAAAGGTACCGAAGATAATCGTGTACGTAAGTTAGATTATTCAATTCAGCTTAATAAAACTATGTATGAAAGACTTTTGTCCGGCGGCGATATAACTCTTTTCTCACCACATGATGTTCCGGGATTATACGAAGCATACTTTGGTGATTCAACAGAGTTTCAAGAGCTTTATGAAAAGTATGAAAGAGCATATTCAATTAAAAAGAAAACTATTCCCGCTATGGAGTTGTTTTCGGCATTAATTAAAGAACGTGCTGAAACAGGACGTATCTATATTATGAATGTTGATCATTGTAATACACACAGTTCGTTCAAAGACAAAGTATATATGAGTAACTTGTGTCAAGAGATTACATTACCAACTAAGCCACTTACTCATATCGATGATGAAGAAGGTGAAATTGCATTATGTATTCTAAGTGCAATTAACGTAGGTATTTTAAAAAATTTAGATGACTTAGAGCCGTTATGTGAACTAGCAGTAAGAGCATTAGAAGAAATTATTGATTATCAATCCTATCCTATTAAAGCGGCAGAGATTAGTACAAAAGCAAGACGCAGTTTAGGTATAGGATATATAGGCTTAGCACACTATCTAGCAAAGCATAAGGTCACGTATAACGAACAATCTGCGTTCAAGCTAGTACATGAGCTTACTGAAGCGTTTCAATACTACCTATTAAAAGCCAGCAACATTTTAGCACAAGAGAGAGGTCCTTGTGAATACTTTGAAAGAACTAAATATGCGGACAGTATATTACCTATTGACACTTATAAAAGTGACGTAGATGATATTGTAAAACCGGAGTATAAACTTGATTGGTCTAGTTTACGTAAGAGCATTGGAACACATGGGCTTCGACACTCGACGTTGTCCGCACAGATGCCATCAGAGAGCAGTTCTGTTGTGTCAAACGCAACAAATGGTATCGAAGCACCTAGAGGATACTTGTCCATTAAGAAGTCAAAGAAAGGGCCTCTTAAGCAGATTGTTCCGCAGTATACTACGCTGAAGAATCATTATAGTTTACTTTGGGAGTTACCAAGTAACGAAGGTTACATAAAAATTGTTGCAGTAATGCAAAAGTTTTTTGATCAAGCAATTAGTGGCAATTGGTCATACAACCCAACACAATATGAGGACAATGAAGTTCCTATGAGTGTTATGATACAGGATATGCTAAACACATATAAGTATGGTTGGAAAACAAGTTATTATCAAAACACTTATGATTATAAGAGTGACGATGATATTGAAGATGAAACAGAAACAGTACAATTAGAGTTGCCGCAGGAAGAACTTGACGATGACGAAATGTGCGATGCATGTGCAATATAAGGATTTAAAGAAATGGCAAAAACAGTATTCAATCGTGAAAATGTAGATTTCACAAAACAGAACATGTTCTTCGGAGAAGATCAAAATACACAAAGATATGACGTATTTAAATTTCCTGTATTCGACAAACTTAATGCAACAATGTTGGGTTATTTTTGGAGACCAGAAGAAGTTAGTTTACAAAAAGATAGAGCAGACTTTGCACAGTTTCGTCCAGAACAGAAACATATTTTTACAAGTAACCTAAAATATCAAACACTATTAGATAGTGTGCAAGGACGTGGTCCTTGTTTAGCGTTCTTACCACATGTATCAATTCCAGAGCTAGAAGGCTGTATTGTTACTTGGGACTTCTTTGAAACAATTCATTCACGTTCATATACACACATTATGAAAAATGTATATCCTGATCCAAGTGAAGTTTTTGATACTATATTAGATGACAAAGAGATTCTAAAACGTGCAGTATCAGTTACTAAAAACTATGATAATTTTACAAATGCCGCAGATGAATTTACATATCTAAAAAAAGGCACAATGCGAGATGTTAAGAAGAAACTATTCTTAGCAATGATGAACGTTAATATATTAGAAGGTTTACGTTTTTACGTTTCATTTGCATGTACGTTTGCATTTGGAGAATTAAAGTTAATGGAAGGTAGTGCAAAAATTATTTCACTTATTGCTAGAGACGAAAGTCAACATTTAGCATTAAGTACACACGTTCTAAAACATTGGATGCAAGGTAAAGATGATCCAGAGATGGTGAGTATTGCTAAAGAGTGTGAACAAGAAGTTTATGATATGTGGGACCAATGTGTTGCAGAAGAAAAGGCTTGGGCAAAGCATTTGTTCAAAGATGGATCTATTATTGGATTGAACGAAGCATTACTTTACAAATATGTTGAGTACATTGCTAACCGTAGATTAAAAGCATTAGGTTATAAAATGCCATATGATCAAAGTACTGCAAACAATCCGTTACCGTGGACATCACACTGGCTTAATAGCAGTGGCCTACAAGTAGCCCCGCAAGAAACAGAAGTTGAAAGTTATATTGTTGGCGGAATTAAACAAGATGTCAAAACTGACAGCCTGTCAGGATTTAAATTATAAGTATTGTTATGATTCAGATATATGGAAAACCACAGTGCCCAAGTTGTGTAAAAGCAAAACAGTTCTGTGAAACTAGACAACTAAAATACGAATACAAAGAACTAGGCAAAGACTTTGATAGAGAACAAGTCTTTGAGATATTTCCAACTGCTAGAACTTTCCCACAAATTATCGTAGGAGAAAACAAAGTAGGCGGATATGAACAGTTTGTTGAATACGTAGACAACACCGGATATAACGGTACAGGACATACATTATAATGTTAATTGAAACCCCATACAAAGACGGAGACACTGTCTCTTTTAAACTTAGTTCTGGAGAAGAAATCGTAGCTAGACTTGATAAAGAAGAAGCAGACTATTATACATTAAAAAAGCCAATGGTTCTTATTGCACAAGAAAAAGGGTTAGGATTAGCACCGTTTATGTTTAGTGTTAATCCAGATGGTAAATTCTTACTTAGAGCGAATTCAGTAAGTTGCGTATCTAAAACACAAGACGAGATTAGCAAACAATATATTGCAACAACTTCAGGTATAGTAACAACATGAAAAAAGACGATGTAGTTTCTTGTATGCTGAATAGCGGCATAGAAGTAATTGGAACACTTGACACACAAACTGATACTAGCATTAAACTTATCAAACCTATGAGAGTAGTCCTTCAACAAAATAATCAACTAGGTTTAACTACTTTAATGTTTAGCGTAAGTGCATTAGATCCTATCAGCATTAGTAAATCTAACATATTAGTTGGTCCTGCTCAAAGTAGAGAAGAACTAGTTTTAGAGTATCAACGAGTAGAAGTACCACAAAAATAAATAAATATTATTGTGAGGAGAACCTGATGCCTGGTGTAGTTAGAGTAAATGCAGACAAACATGTTGGACATGCAAGTCCAACGCCAAACCCTTTCCACCAAACGGCTTATAGTCAAGGTTCAAGCAACGTTTATACTAACAACGAAAAAACAGTAAGAATAGGCGACACGACAAGTTGTGGAGATCCAGCAAGTGCAGGGTCACCTAATGTGTTTGCCAACAACATTGCAGTACATCGTAAGAACGATGCAACCACAGGTCATGGTAGTTGGGTGGCAAATTCAGCAGCCACAGGAAGTACTGACGTTTTTGCAAACGGATCATAAACCACATTTAACCTGCCTTAAATACACATTCATTAAATAATATAGAACAACTTACAAGGAGAAGAAGATGAGTGAATTATCACAACATGATCAAATCGTTCAAGCGTTTAACAACTATCTAGTAGAAGCACAAACTTTTGACGAAAAAGGTGTTAAAGCTGCTGCCGCAAGAGCACGTAAGGCATTAGGTGACTTAGGAAAATTAACTAAATCACGTAGAGCTGAAATCCAAGATAAAAAGAACGCTATGTAATGAGCGGTCAACGGCGATGGCTCAAAATGTGGGCTAGAACTGTTGGTATGCCCATAGGCGTAACTGACGACGATAAGCCAGAATTCCTTCCAATACCACAAGATGATGTTAGGAAGGCGCTGGCTTTTCGTACCTTTTGGATAGTGTTACATATTGTTACCTGTTTAATGATTATAGCTGGTAACGGCAAAGTATTAGAACTTTATTAAAGGAGACATTTTTTATGTTATGGGTTGATTATAATATCGAACAATTTGGCGACAACTGGACAGTTAAGGGTGATTGGCCAGGTGAAATAATGGGACTAAGAGAAGATGGTACTTACAAAGGCAATCACTTATACAAGCCAGGTGATGTATTTGTTGTACAACCAAACGGTGTACTTCAAAAGACAGATGACCTTTACGCTCTCATAATGAAATACGAACAAAGCAAACTTGAGAATAAAAATACATTATAATTTATATAAATACTGTTCATGTATGAATATAAATGTAAAATATTAAGAATAGTTGACGGTGACACTGTTGATATAGACATTGATCTAGGCTTTGGTATGTGGATGCACAAAGAAAGAGTTAGAATGATGGGTATTGACACACCTGAATCACGAACAAGAGACAAAGTTGAAAAATTATTCGGACTTGCATCAAAAGCAAGACTCAAAGAACTATTACCAACCGGATCAATCCAAATCCTCAAAACAGAAATTGATAAGAGCGGAGAAGACAAAAAGGGTAAGTTCGGACGAATTCTTGGAGACTTCATCCTTGAAGATAAGCGAGCCACTGATATACTTATTGAAGAGGGATATGCTGTAGCATATTTTGGTGGGTCAAAGGATGAAATCGAAATGAAACATTTAGCCAACAGAGAAAAGCTCTTACGTGAAGGTGTAGTTACTTTGCCAAAATAGGTTGACTTTAGGTTGTTATGACGTTATAGTATGTACTGTAATGTTTAATATTAATAACCAAAGGAGATTTATGATGGCATTTACTAAAATAAAAACTAACCAAAAGGCATTTTTGGAAACCTACCTTAGAGGTACCGGTAAGACATTAACTGCCGCTGATGCAAACGCAAGATTCGGCATCACTCAATTACCAGCTAGACTTTCAGAAATGAGAGATGCTGGACTAGTTGTTAAAACATCTAAAGCAACAACAGGTAAAACAAAATACTCTGTAGTATCTAGAGATGTAAACGGATCTAGAGCTAAAGTATTTGCTTAATCAAAATACTTGACTTTTAATTAAACTCCTGCTATAGTATACAACATATACTAATTATAGCAGGAGTTTTTTTATGACAATGCATTTAGCCCGAGGGCTTTCAACACTCAATACAAAGAAGCGTAAAAAAAAGCCGCTTAATCAAAAAGACATTGAGCGATATACTGTTCAATGGCGTCAACATAACAAACGTATGCGTCAACAACATATGCACAGTATGCAGTATGACACTGTAGAAGATTACATTGCATATTGTCGCGGCGAGTACAAGCCTAAGAATACACCTAAACCGCAACCGTACAAGCCTGATACATCTTGGAGAAATGATCAACCAAAAATTACTTCAGTAATGGAAGAAGCTATTAAAAATGGCACATGGGCTAAGATGAACGGTAGTGGTGCAGGAACCAAAAAAGAAACAATCAAATATACAGGTACTTTAATTAAAGGTATTGCAACCATGCATAAATCTAACGCAGTTCCAATTATAAATAAAGAACAGGCACAAGACATTGCAAGAATGAGGAGAGGATAATGCGACATTTATTTGTAGCATTCGTAATACTAATTACAACTATTAGTACATCAAATGCAATTAGTGCATCGACATTAAGCACACAAAAGCCAGTTGAAGGAGAACTATTTTCTGAAACAGTTTATCCTGAACTTTACTGTATGGCTCTTAACATTTATCACGAGGCAAGAGCAGACCATATTGCAGGTCAATATGCAGTTGCTGATGTTGTTTTAAATCGAGTGGAAGATACTAGATATCCAAATTCTATTTGCGAAGTTATTAAACAAGCAAAATATAAAGAAAGTTGGAAAACCAAACAAGATCCAAACTTAGAAGACAACAAACGAAAATATATTCCTATCCGTAACAAATGCCAATTTAGTTGGTGGTGTGATGGTAAAAGCGATCAAGCTCATGACGGTGACGCTTGGCGTAAAGCACAAGAAATTGCTTATCGAATTGTTCAACAAAGAAAATATAGAGGTATCTCAGAAGGCTCTACTCATTATCATGCAACATATGTTTCACCTAGATGGGCTTCCGACTTTGACCTTGTTGGAAGAATAGGCGATCACATCTTTTATAGATGGCCTTAAACTTTTTGGTAAACAAACTCATTGACTTTTTTTACAACTTCTAGTATAGTATTACTATATTAACAAACTAGGCTAAATGGAGGCTTAAATGAAAGGCGTATTTAAAACACTAGCAACTATCGGAATTCTAGCATCACTTGGTGCTTGTAGTTCAATGACAACAATCGCAGAACGTGATGAGTATGCACAACCTAAATGGTATGCGAAATGTGCTCAAGAAGGATCTGAAGGATGGTTTTGGTGGAAAGAAGACTATGCATATGCTTGTGGTGCAGGTGAAAGTAAATTTTACCAAGGTGCTGAAGAACAGATGTATGCTATTGCAATGAATCATTTTGCAAAAAGAATCAACGGAGAAGTTAATTCTGAAACAGTGATTGACATCAAAGATAATTCAAAAACTACAAGGACGATTATTAGTTACAAAGTAGACAATACTAAAATTACAGAACACCTTGCTGAAAACAGAGGTACGTTCAAGTATGCTGGTCAGTATTATACTTTTGTGCAACTAAAAATGAAGAAAGAAACTTTTGATAGGTTACTTAATCAATCTAAAGTTGTTGCTTCGGTAAACTAATATGAAGGCCCTACTTATATTAGGGGTAGTGATGCTAAGTGCATGTAGTACTACCCCCAGACATTTCGAACCTGATCAAGATAGATACTGTAACACATCAAGTGAATATCGATTACAGAATGGAGATGTAAGTAGTAGTGAGGTGTTAGTACAATGTACTGACAAACCTAAAGTTAATCATTATATGAAAGATGCAGGAGTTTATAAAAACTGTAGGTGGAGTGAAACACGAGTCTATGGTAAACTATCTAAATCTTTCTTATGTCAAAAGGACAATAGCGATGAATGGTATGTACTTCCGTCTAGCATTGGTAGTTACTAGTTTATTTGTATTAGGTGCATGTAGTTCTACAAACAGTAGATATAGCACTTATGATAGTTATAACAATCCTTCTTCAATGACAGATTTAGCTATTAACTTTACTAAAGCTAGTTATTATAGTGTTCCTAAACAATATAGAAGAGACTATCAAGCATGTGTATCAGATGGCTTACATCATTTACCTGCAGGTGCATCATGTAGATTTGGAGATAACATAGCAGATGGTAGTGTTATTGTTGCAGTCGTTTATCCTAACGGTTGCCAGACTCTTGCAAGTAGATTAACTTATAAAGGCAAACAAAAACATTGGAAAGAAACGCACTGTTATCGTGCAGGGGAGTGGAGATTAATTGATTAATTACGATAAATATAGTATGTTCCTAGCAGTATTGACATTAATAACTGCACTAGCGATTAGTGGTGTAGCAATATATTATAGTGTAGCAGGCTTAGCCGCAATTTTCGCGGCGGCTGTAATACCTATTATTATAATGGGTAGCACATTAGAAATTGCTAAACTAGTAACCGCAGTATGGTTACATCGTTATTGGAGTCGAGCCACTTGGTGGTTAAAGACTTATCTCACGACAGCAGTCATTATCCTTATGTTTATTACAAGTATGGGTATCTTTGGTTATTTGTCTAAAGCACATATTGAACAAACAAGTGCTGGTGAGGAAAGTGTAGCACAAGTACAAAGGCTTGAAACAGAAATTGATAGGCAAATTAGTATTGTTGGTCGATCTGAAAATAAAATACGTGAATTAGAAAATAGTGGCACAGGGTCAGATGCTAATATACAAAAACAAATTGATAAAGAACAAGAACGCATTGATACTGCCTATGATAGAATTAAACCTGCTATACAAGAACAAAATGTAATTATTGCTAACGTTACACAACTATTCCAAAACGAGTTAGATAAAATAGATGCAGACCTTACTACTCTACAAGGCTATGTAGATAACGGTGACATTGCAAAAGCACAACAAATGATTGGTGCAAGTGCAGATGGTATTTTTGGTAAGAAGACAGCAGAAAAGATTGGCGACTGGAAAGAATTAAAACAAGTCGAACGTGCAGAATGGTTACAGAAGATACAAAATAGTGCTAACTCACCTACAGTACAAGCGGCACGTCAAGAAATAGCACGATTACGTAATAATGCTGACAAACAGATTGAAGAATCAAATAAACTTATTAATAGATTACGTGAAAAACTTGGTACTGGAACTGAGAATGTAGATGATCTAATTGACGAACAATACGTTAAGATTACTGCCGCAAATAAACTTGTTGACGAACTTACAGAACAAAAATATGACCTAGAAGGCGAATATAGAAAACTTGAAGCTGAAGTAGGACCTATTAAATATATTGCTGAGTTTGTATACGGTGAACAAGCAGACCAAAATTTACTTGAAGAAGCAGTTCGTTGGGTCATACTAATTATTATCTTTGTATTTGATCCACTAGCAGTATTACTTCTTATTGCATCACAATACACATTTGAATTTGCTAGAAAAAATAAGAAAAGTAAAGAGTGGAGCGACTATGAAACTGCTCGTGGCAATAAGATTGCAAGGAATGAAAGCCCAAAGGACGAAACGCCTGAACCAGAAGATAAACCTGAACCAGAAGATAAGATACAAAAACATATAGATAGTCTACCTGAACACAGAGAAGACAAACCAGGCAATACAATAGCAGAAGAAGATAAAACATTTGAGAATGAAGTAGACCAGACGAAAGAATGGCAAGAAGTTTATGAAGAAATAGAACCAGTTAAAGAACAAGGTGTACATACTCCTGTCGAAAAAAAAGATTTAGAATCATCGGAAGAATCGCAAAGACTAACTGAAGAAGAATTAGACGAACTTGATCAAGACGAAGATTGGAATGAAGCTAAAAGGCAATGGAAAGACGACAACCCAGACGATACAATCAAAGCATTTAAAGAACTTTATTTACAAGGAAAAATCGACGACCTACCTTGGGAAGATTATTTACAAGATCCAGAATCAAAAAAAAAGAAAAAGTATATAATGAAACAAGGACCAACACAAATTCGCAAGTCAATTCAAGAATAAAACCAGACTTGACCGAAGTCATTGAAAGCAATCAATATATACAAAATGAAGAACAAGGCGAAAATTCAATATGGAAACGTATAAAAGATAATGAGTGATATTACATTAATAACTGCTCCTGATCTAATACACAATAAGAACTATTCGTTTTTACTAATTCAACCTAGTAATAAATTAAAAGAAGATATTAATAATTTATTTGGAAAGGCTGAAACTCAACCTTTTAATGTATACTTGTTTGAAAGACAGTATACTGAAGTTCCCCCACTTGAATCAAGTAATGTAAAAGAGCCACAGTATATGGAACAGCCACTTGATACAAATTGGCTACTTGATGCATTTGCTATTGCAGATTGTGTAATTTTAGATATAGATAATTTGGATAGTGAGATTGGCGAATTAGTATCTTACTTTATAAGCTATTCGAAAACTTTCTGGTTGACAAACGGGGGTAAGATGTATTATAATAAGCTAAGTGCAAATAGAATTTACGATTTGCAGAAAATTAAAGAAAAACTAGGAGGCCAATTTGAGGCAACAAAATAACAGAAGTAATTTTAGAAATAATTTTAATTCTAAAAGAAAACCATTTAAGAAAGAAAATGACTTTCAAGGTCTAACTGTTGAAGTTAGGAATGGTGACGTAAACAAAGCTCTGCGTATTTTTAAAAAGAAAGTACAAGAAGCTGGTATTATTCAAGAAGTACGTGAACGTGAATTTTATACTAAACCAAGTGAAAGACGTAGAAAACAAAAAGCCGCTGGAAGACAGAGATGGCTTAAGACTTTAGAAAAAAAGAAAGATCAGTTTGGTTGGTAAATCATGCTACACAATGAAATGTGGTTTCCAAGTGTCATATGGTCGGGGATTATTCCACCAGCACCAGATGATGACTTAATTAAATTCATATACGAAACAAAATCAAAAGACCCCGGAGTGCAGGTAAGCAACTATGGCGGCTGGCAAAGTAATTCTATTGCACATGGCGTAAATGATTCAATAGATAACTTAGCTAAAATATTTACTAAAGAAGCAAACGAATGTGCATTGCAAACAGGAATGCCTACTTTATCATTATACAATCTGTGGATAAATGTCAATCCACCAGGAGCATACAATCATTTGCATAATCATGCAGGTGCAGTATTAAGTGGTGTGTATTATGTACAAGCAGAACCAAACCAAGGTGGTATTCAGTTTGAAAGATCAGATGGTGCTGAATATTTTCTTCCAGAGAAAAATAATAAAATGACATACTTTAATTGTACAAGAGCATCGTATAATGCAAAAAGTAATGCATTGTTTATTTTTCCAGGATGGCTCAAACACAGTGTAGAAGGTAATAGATCATCAAATGATAGAATTAGTATTTCGTTCAATTTTGGTGTATCATCAGATGAGTGACATAGCCGCAATATCACCTATTAACGTTATAAGTGCATATACTAGAGTAACACCTTCAGGACCGCATGAAACAGTAACACACGTTAAACATGTACAACAAGAAGGCGGAGCAGTTAAAGTACAATCAGTAAGTTATACAACGTATAATGTTAGAGGCGAAATACACGAACCACAAAAGCCAGTAGGCTCAAATTTAGATATAATGATATAAAGGTAAACAAATGCGTATTGAAGAAGATATGAAACTTGACTACAAGGATGTTCTTATTCGTCCAAAGCGTTCAACACTAGGCAGTCGTAAAGAAGTTAATTTAGAACGTGGTTATAAATTTAGAAACTACAAAACAGAAACACCATTTCTTCCAGTCGATGAAGACTATCATTATCGTGGCGTTCCTATTATGGCAAGTAACATGGATGGTGTCGGCACATTTAAAATGGCTGATAATTTAGCACTACAAGGTATAATGACTTGTCTAGTTAAAACTTATAGTGTTAACGAACTTGTAGGTTACTTTGATCAAGATGATAAGTCACATGATCCTGCAAGGACAGAATATGTTGCTATGAGCATTGGCATCACTGATAAAGACCATCAAAAATTTAGAGATGTATACGAACAAGTTGGCAATCAACTAAAGTTTGTTTGTATTGATGTAGCGAATGGTTACTCAGAAAGATTTGCTAACTTTGTAAAAGAATTTAGAACACATTATCCAGATATAGTCATCATAGCGGGTAATGTGGTAACAGGAGAGATGACAGAGGAGTTATTATTAAGTGGAGCAGATATTATTAAAGTGGGCATCGGTCCTGGGAGCGTTTGCACAACTCGTATTCAAACTGGCGTTGGTTATCCTCAGCTTAGTGCTGTTATTGAGTGTGCTGATGCTGCTCACGGCCTTGGTGGACATATCATTGCTGATGGAGGATGTACTTGCCCAGGTGATGTGGCTAAGGCATTCGCTGGAGGCGCAGATTTTGTAATGCTTGGCGGTATGCTTGCCGGACACAATGAAGGCGGCGGTGAAATAATTACCAAATATTATAAGACTGGTGAGTGGGTTCGTAATGAACAATCTCTTGATGGTCAAACTCAATCAATAACTTGGGAAGATGGCATTGAAAGAAAGAAGTTTGTACAATTTTACGGTATGAGTAGTAAAAGTGCAAATGACAAACACTTTAATGGACTTAAAGATTACCGTTCGTCAGAAGGGCGTGAAGTGCTGGTTCCTTATCGTGGATCTGTAAAAGACACTGTACAAGACCTCTTAGGCGGTCTTAGAAGCACTTGTACGTATGCAGGTGCAATAGGACTAAAACAACTTAGTAAGTGTACTACATTCGTAAGATGTACACAAACTCATAATCAAATTTATGAATCAACCACCATAGGTAAGTAAGTTTATATGGAATATTTGAATTTATTAATTAGCGGTCAAGTTTATCTTTTCCTAGTAATATTTGTAATGATGATTGCAGGTATGGTAAAAGAACACGGATTATTCAAAGACATCTTTTGTTTCTTTGAGCAAAACTTAAAAAGTAAAAAAGCAGTAGTAGCACTTGTGAGTGCTATCACAGGATTATTGCCTATCAAAGGCCGAGTCACTGTTAGTGCAGGTATGTTAGAATCACTTGCTCCTGACAAAGGCTGTTGCGGCAGAGAAAAATTTGGTCCTATTGATTATGTATCTACGCATCATTACTATTTTTGGTCACCACTAGAAAAAACAGTGATTCTACCAATGGCGGCATTTGGGTTAACGTATGCACAATTCATGGGCATTATTTGGCCTTTGCTTGTTGTATCAATTGCATTCATACTCGCATATTTAATTTGGGGAGTAAAAGAATCAGATGTACAGTTGAATAACTGTGAAACACCTATCAAAGTAAGTCGTATCACACGTTATGTTTTGCCCTATGCTTTTGGTGTAGGTGCAATAATTGCTGGAGTAGACTTTCTTTGGGCATTTGGTGCTCTTACAGTTTACTACATGATCTGTACAACTACGTTTGATGTTAAAAAGCTACTTGGTTATGTTGATTGGAAATTAGTAGCCTGGGTAGCAGTTATTATCACACTAGCAAATATCGTGCGAGAAAACACAGATACTATTAAAACAGGATTAGAAACAGTAGGATTAGACATCAACACTTGGGCAGGATTTTTAGGTATTAGTGCGTTAAGTTTTGGTGGTGCGTTTGCACTAGGAAGTAGTTCCCGCTTTGGTGCTATTACTGTTTTGTTAGCAAGTATATACGGTATTGAATACTTGCCATGGTTTTTTGCTGTAGACTTTGTAGGGTATTTAATTAGCCCTATGCATAAGTGTGTAGCAATAGGTATGTTATATTTTGGTACCAAATTAAGGTACTATGTAACAATATTAGGTATGTGGGGCGGATTAGTAATTGCCGCGGGTGCAGCAACCTTAATTTTATAGAAATTACAAGAACTAGTATTGGTAGCGTAGGTTCGCTACCAATTATTTTGATTAAATTAAAAGGAGTAATAAATGAAATTTTTAATCGCAACATTGTTATCGTTGTTTATAATAACGCCAGCAATGGCAGAGGACTTTGACTATACAGAAGTCAATGCATTTGTGTCCGCAGGTAACTGGACAATAGGTGCAAGAGAATATCAAAATAAAGATTATTCTCAACGTATTTTAAGATATGATTTTAAAGACACACCATATCGTTTAGAATATAGAAGTATTGACAGATACGGTCTTTCAGAAGATTGGTTCCGTTTCCAAGTTAAACATTATAAGAGCGGAATGTTCTTTTATAATTCAAGATTTGAACACAGAATTAGAGAATCTAAAGAAAATGTCTTTAGATATCGTCCACAATTTGGTTTAAAAGCACAAGGACAACCTAACTTATTGTTTGGTTCACCGTTCTTAATCTTTGAACCACAAGTACAGTATGAATATGATAGTACTAAAATGGAATATAGCCATTTACAGACTTTTATAGGTACTAAGTATAGCTTTGGACAATTCAATGTTTCACCTTTTGTTGAAATTGACTTAAATGACGATTTTCGAAAAGAGGTAGCATTCTTTGGGATTGACTTTAAGCTCAATTTATAATATAATTGTATTATAAATGATAAATAAATGTGTAGGGAGAAGAGGTTCTTTCTACACATTAATACAGAACGCCGAAAGGGTTCTAAATTTAATCTTGCTTAATAAAGGAGAAAACTATGACAAGAATAACACACCTAGACTTACCCTCAATACAACGACACTTTGTAGGCTTTGACAGCATGTTCAATGAAATGGACAGGATGTTTGAAAACTCAGCAAACAAAGGATCAGGATATCCACCATACAACATTGCACAAATTAGCGAAGACGAGTTTATGATCTCAGTTGCAGTTGCTGGTTTTAGTATGGATAATTTAGAAATTACTAAAGATAAAAATATCCTTAAAATTGAAGGGACTGCTCCTAAAGGAGACGACACAGTTAATTACCTACACAGAGGTATTGGCGGTCGTAACTTCCGTAGAGAGTTTACTCTTGCTGAACACGTAGAAGTTCATAATGCTGAACTTGCAAATGGTATGCTTAATATTCATTTGAAACGTGAAGTTCCAGAAGAGCTACAGCCTAAAAAGATTGAAATCAATTCAGGCAGTACAATTGAAGGAACTGTATCTGAAAAGTAAACAGTCTGGGGGAGCAATTTGCTCCCCCATTTATTAGGAGAAAAAATGAGTGATTTAGCAGACGTTCAAATTGACGAAAAAATTAAAGTTGATAATTTATATCCTGAAAGATATAAAGTAGTATTCTTAAATGATAACGTTACTCCAATAGACTTTGTAACAGAACTATTAACTTCTATATTCAAACATACCCAAGAAACAGCAAAAGCAATTACATATACCATTCATAACGAAGGCTCAGCCGTGGTTGGGATATATACACATGAAATAGCTGAACAAAAAGGTATAGAAGCAACAAATACAAGTAGAGCAAATGGCTTTCCGTTAAAAGTTGCAGTAGAGAAGGAATAAATGAGTTTAAAAGATCTAACATGGGAACATCACAAAGAAGCTGAAAGACAACAATTTGTAAAAGTACTAATGAGCGGAAACATAAATCCTGAATTGTACGCAACATACTTATGGAATCAGCATAAGCGTTACGACTTACTAGAAGCAATAGCTACACCATTAGGACTAATTGATCAAGATCTATTTGCAATTAGACGTAAAGATAGAATTGAAAAAGACTTCTTAGAACTTTGGAAAAAAGATCAACCACCTAAAATAGTAAAAGCCACTGAAGAATATATTATGCATATGAAAACAATTATGGCAGATCCTGAAAAGGTAATGGCACATCTTTATGTTTTACATATGGGAGATTTAAGTGGTGGACAAATGATCAAACGTAAAGTTCCAGGCGAAGGTCGCATGTATCAGTTTGATAAAGATAAAAACGAATTGAAAGAATCTATTAGAGCAAAGATTCATGACGGAATGGCAGAAGAGGCAAAATTTGTTTTTTCTAATAGTACAGATTTATTTAAAAATATTATGGAGTTAGACATTGAGCATTATATGGAACCGGTTAGTTGAGTGTCAAGATGAAATCATTGATATCTTCAATGAAAATGCACTTGAAATTAATGAACCTGGATTAGATTATTTTAATCGACCTGATGGAGGTTGGATTAATCGTGTGTGGGCGAATGATCATATTAGAAGAGCCCATATTGATGTAGTTGATACTAGAGATAGTAAGAAACTATGGATGATGCATGTATGTGTTTTTCCAGTACTAAACAATACTGGACCTATATATGGCTTTGATGTTATAGCAGGTCCACGTAAAATGACAGGAGCATTTCATGACTTTAGTGCTAGTTCTGATCCTGACCATCCAATGATAGAAGGATACAAAGATGCTGTAAAAGACTTTGTACCTACAAAACAAAGAGAGCTACCTGAATGGGCTCAAAACATATTCACAGACAGCATGATTGCCGCTGGCAATGTAACTACAGAAGACGAAGCAGTTGCAATTATAGATCTTGCTATTAATAATTTACGTGCATACTTTTTAGAAATACCAGAATATACCGGCGAAGGAGATACCGCTCTAGTTGCGGCTTCACAAGATTATTACTGTCATAATCAGCAACAAAATCCACATACACCAAGAGTAATGAAAAGTCTTGGACTAGATGAAGCTGATGTTGACAAGTTCTGCACAGACATGTTGTTTCCTAAATTAGATAAATATTCTATATAAGGAAAAACTATACATGCGTTTCAACGAGTTTAAAGCAATCAATCCAAACAAAGTATTGTTAGAATATGATCCTAACGTATCTGATGACCAGTTAAAAGATCTAATTGTAAAAAGACTTCAAACTGAAGAAGATAGAGATATGTTAGATAAGATATATCAAGCTCTTGAAAAATCAACATTAGATGAAAGAATTGCAGGTGCCTTAGAAAAAGATGAAGACGCAAAGTCTAAGTTAAAAGTTTTTGCAGGACTTGTAATGAATACCGAAGGTACATTTGCTGACAAACAAGCATTTGTACAAAATTATCCAAACGGATATATTGATGTTGAAAAATTAAAAACACCTAACCAAGTACACGGTTTTAGTGAATGGCTAATGGGTGATGAATTTGTAAAACGTGTATTTGATAACTTATATACATATGCTCCACAAGGCATAGGACCAGGCGAATATGCTCTAGCAGTGTTAAGTCCTGAAATCAAAGCAAGTGGACGTAGTGCAGACAGTGCCGGCGATCTTGTTATTCTTGGAGAAATGTGTGAAGTAAAAGCAAAACAGTCTTCAGGTGGTAGATTTGTTGATGTAAGAAAAGCAAAAATGAATCAACGTGCTATTGAAGCCGCATTTAAAAACTTAGGAATAGATCCTGGCAGAGCAGTAAGTGCTAAAAAATGGACAGACTCTGTACGTAGTGAAGCACAACAAGCAGACACGGCAGGATTTAAAGACTTAGTTACAACTATATTAGAAGGAGCATTTGCATTCTTAGACAAAAATCAAACACAGAAGTTAAGAGCTGCTATTGAAACTGGTGAAAATAATCAAATAAAACACGAATGGGGACTTGCAAGTTTTCAAAATTATAAAACTATGAGTAAGTTTGAAACAATGTTATTGTTAGACGGCCCTAAACGACACAGTTTATATTTTACAGATGCTGAAGCAGTAAGTGGAGTTCTTAAAGCCCAGCAACCGCTACTATATGGTCCAGACCAAGAAGTACACCCTCAAATGGAATTTAGAATCTAGTTCCGTCAATTTTCCAACAATTCTACGGTACAAATTAATGTGACCGTCAAAATTTTGTAACCAGTTTATTATCAGACTGTTGCGATAAATACAACTGAAAGCAAAATGGACGTAAATTTACGTTTATATTCGGAGAGAAATATGAAGATGAAAGTCCTTGCATTCGTATCCATAGCAATGTTATATTCAGGTGCGGCTGCAACAGAAATTGTATGGGGTTTTAAGAACCCTGCGTTCCATTATGGTAACGGGTACTCTACTCATGTGTTGAGTGTTGAGCAGTTACAGCATAATAGGAAAAAAGAATTAGAAGATTTTCGTAGAGCTGAAGCTCAAAGAGTTCAAAGAGAACTAGAAAATACAACTTTAAATAAATTTATTAAAAACTTAGAATCTAGGATTTATGCACAAATTTCCAAACAGATGGTAGATAGCATGTTTACAACTTGTCCAGCCGCAGATCAAGCTGCAGGTATATGTTCACAACCAACAACTGGAGTTGCAACTATAGAAGGTTCTACTATAACATGGCTTAGAGATGCAGTAACAGGAAGTATCACTCTTACTATTATAGATGAGAACGGCTCAGTAACTGAAATTACTATCCCAGGAGCGGGAGAATTTGGATTCTAAATCATGAAGCGTATTCTAGCATCATTAGTTTTTAGTTTACTAGCAACAGGGTGTGCTATTAGTCCCAATATGGTTGATTATGCTAAAGAAAGTAGTTGGGATCCTACTGTTCAAACAGCACCACTAAAAGATGCACTAATTTCAGTGCCAGAATTAGATGGCCCAGTTATTACAGTAGCAGTATATAGTTTTTCAGATAAAACAGGACAACGTAAACCTGCAAGTAATATTGCTAACCTAAGCTCAGCAGTTTCGCAAGGAAGTGAAGTATGGGTTATAAAAGCATTACAAGATGTAGGAAACGGAACATGGTTCCAAGTAGTGGAACGTGTAGGATTAGATAATTTGGTGAAGGAGCGACAGTTAATACGTTCCACAAGGGAGCAGTATGAAAAAACTTTACCAAAAGGCCCATTGCCTCTTAAACCTATGCTATTTGCAGGGTTATTGTTAGAGGGTGGCATTGTTGGTTATGATAGCAATGTTGCCACAGGAGGTGCTGGTGCAAGATATTTGGGTATAGCGGCTCAAACCGAATATCGAATTGATACTGTCACGGTGGTGATGAGATTAGTTTCTGTAAGTAGTGGAAAAGTACTAATGAGTATTGCTACTGAGAAGGTTATCGCATCGTCCCGTTCTGGAGCAGATGTATTCAAATTTTTAGATATGGGTACAAAGGCAGTTGAAGCAGAAACGGGTTATTCCGTTAACGAACCGGTCAATTACGCAGTAAGGGCAGCCATTGAGGCAGGCGTGATTGAGATTATAAACCAAGGAGAGAGAGATGGTCTTTGGAAATTTAAAAACAAACAATATATTGATAAAGAAGTGATCAAAAAGGATGCAGAAATTTACTGTGATTCTGATGATGAATGTGATCAACTATTGCTTGATTTAGAAGATGACGAAGAGCTCTCCGATAAGAAGAGGGATAAAAATGAATAGAATGTACAAAGGACTTTTAACCTTAGTATTATTCAGCTTTGTTACTATAGCGTCAGCAAATGATATCTACATCACACAGGTAGGTGATACTTTAGATTTAGATATTACTCAAGACGGTGTAGGCAACGTGATAGGTACAAGTGTAACAGCAGTTGATTTAGATGGAGCCAGTATGACTTTTAATATTAGTCAAGTAGGTAATAATAACATTGTCTCTGCATTAATTAAAGGTACAAGTTATACAGGTACTTGGTCTGCTACAGGAAACAGCAACGACATAGATTTCAAATGTTCTAGTACTTCAGCAGGAAACTGTGAAAGTGTAACAGCAACAATTGATATCGACGGCGATAGCACAAACTTAGATTTGTATATTGGTGAAAATGCTGATGCTGACAATACTAATGTTAATCTAGATATTGATGGTAATGGTAACATACTTGCTATGAACTTAGATGGTACAGACTTAGCATTAACTTACACAATTGATAATAGTGTAGGAAGTGGTGCAAGTTTAAATACAGCTAACACTATTACAGTTGATGTTGATGATTCAGGTTTAACAGGTCAAAATCAAACAATGGCTTTAGTTGGTGGTGGAAACACTATTAACATTAACCAAAGTGGTACAGCACAAGACCAGACTATTGATTTGAACATGCAAACCAGTGGTAGTACTATAGATATTACGCAAAGCGATTAATTGTGAGGATATTGTTTTGTTTATTGATCGCGGCATTCTGGACTAATTTAGCGTTTGCAAATATAGGTCAGATAGCGGATCAAAAAGGAAATGGAGTTATAGAACGTGGCCAAGATGTAATTGGCTCTGGTGTTGGCACTCAAGTAGAGAGCTTAGACTCAGCAGTTACAACTAATGGAACCATGCGAATAGACTTCATAGATGAAACCCGTGTGGATATTACTGAACATAGTAAACTTATTATTGATGAGTTTGTCTATGATCCAGCTAATGACATTGGTTCCTTATCTATAAAAGCGTCATTAGGAACAGTAAGGTACGCATCTGGACAAATTGCTAAAAAATATAAGCAAAATGTCCAGATAAGAACACCTAGTGCTACTATTGGTGTACGTGGTACAGACTTTGTGATGGTAGTAGATGAAATTGGTGGAAGTTTAATTACCTTGTTACCTAGTTGCGATACAAGTGGTCGTTGCTATGTTGGCGAAATTACAGTTGATACTGATGTAGGACAAGTTATACTTAATCAAGCATTCCAGGCAACATCAACAACTCATGGAGCACAACCTCCAAGTAAGCCACGAATTATAGATGTAGACGAAAATATGATTGATACACTTTTAATCCTACGTAAGAAATTACCATGGGTTGAAGATGAAGAAGAATGGAAAAAGGCACAAAGACAAGCAGCAGATATATTAGGCATTGACTTTTTAGAATTTGATGGATTAGATATAGATGTGTGGCAAACTGATGAAGAAATTTGGCACACTGAACTTGATGAAACTGATTTTATGTTAGGTGATCTGTTAATAGATATTTTAGAACAGTTAAATATACAGTTAGCCGCACTATTTAAAGACGAGTTTGAAAAACAAAAAACTGACTTTGCAGGAGTAAGGTTAGGATTTGATTCAGCAACAGGTGTGCGAATAACAGATGAAGATCCTCATTATGTATTTGAAAGATACGATAATGTAGGCACAAATAACGTAAAATTAAAGTTACATAAATCATCAGGCGGATATACTATTAATTTACAACAAGGAGATTTTGAATTAATTGACTATAGAATTGGAAATGGTCCTAATAATATAGACATTTATCAAAGTAATAACTAATGAAAATAACAGGAACACATTTAGGAATCTTAGTAATGGTATTATACTTTAGTGCCCAAGCCTGTTACGCGAACGAAATTTACGTAAATCAAGTTGGCGATAATGTTGATATAGATATTGTGCAAGACGGTCAAAACAATAGTATCCGCAGTCTTAACACAACTAGTGGCGATGCAAGTATAAACGGAAGCAACAAAACATTTACAGTAACACAACAAGGTAACAATAATAGAGCAGGTTTCTGGACAAATGGTACTAACCAAGTGATGTCACTTATACAAGATGGTAATTCAAATGTTAGTGCAATGGACAACCACGGTAACAATAACGACATGTCAGTTGCTATTGATGGAGATAGTAATGTTACTCATACTGAAATAGGTAATGGTAGCGATATCAATAATCAAATTAGCGTAACTATTAATGACGGCGATAGCAACACACTTTACACTGAAGTACAAAACGGCAGTACAAATAGTATAGACGTACAAGTACATAAACAAAGCAACAACGTCAATAGAGTTACAGTAAATGGTAGCAACAACAATGTAAAAGCATGGCAAGGCAAGCACGAAGATGGCTCAATAGATAATGATGAAACTGGCAACAATGATGTGTATTGGATTGTTAGCGGTAGTAACAATAATCTTGCAAGTTATCAAACAGACGATAACGGCAATGGCGGACAGCATATTGCAAATTATGTTACAGGTGATAACAACGATGTAAAACATACACAGCGTGGTGCAGGTGATCATAATGGTTTTGTAGAAATTACTGGTGACAATAATAATGTTGAAGTATTACAAAGAGGTAACAGTAACACGCAATTTGCAGATATAGTTTTAGATGACGGACACACAGTTGATGTATATCAAAGATATGGATCACACACTGCAAATATTGATTTAACAAACTCAGGCGGTGGCTACACATTAGATTTAGATCAAACTGCTAACACTAACCAAACATATAACATCACAGGTACATGTGCAACCGCTTACGGTTGCGGACTAATCATCACCCAAAATTAATTTCAAAAACTAAATACGTGTAAGCAGGTATGGGCTCCTGTAGAAAGTAGGGCGTATTGATCGATCCATTCACAGCCGTAGCCGCGGCAACAACAGCATTCAACACAGTTAAAAAGTTTGTACATGCTGGTCAAGAATTTGAAAACTGTATGGGACAAATGGGCAAGTGGTATGGCGCTGTTAGTGACTTCCGCAAAGGCCAGCAGATGCAGAAGAAACCACCTATATTTAAAAAACTACTAGCAGCAGGGTCAGTAGAAGAAGAAGCACTTAATCTATTAATACATGAAAAGAAAATCATGGAGATGGAGAAAGAGTTACAGACAATGTTAAACTATCGCTTTGGTTTTGGTACATGGGATGAACTAAAAGAAATGCAACGTAAAATTAGAGCTCAACGTGAGCGTGATGTTTATGCAGCCGCAGAGGCTAAACAAGCAATAGTAAACGGAGTTGCTATTGTAATATTACTAGTAATTGGTGCTACTATGTTAATTGGTATGGTGTATTTTATAGCAAAGGCTAGAGGAATGATCTAATTGTGGTATGTTTATAGTAACCTAGAATATTACAACCAAAATAACAAAGGAATTCTATACAAAGACGGTAAGATATTGTTTATGGGAAATAGTTGGAGTGGTATAATGCAGTTTTTAAGAGAAACTAATAACGCACCAGAAGTTAGAGAAATGTTCAAAGCCCAACTTGAACAACGTGAAAAAGTAAAATACAGACTTGAACAAAAAGAAAAAGTTACACAAGATCCACAAAAAGTAAAAGAAAATTGGTCAAATGAAAAACCTAAGAAATCAAGATCAAAAAACCAATGGGATAGACTTACAAAATGATACATGCGTTTATGTTAGTAGTATTAATAGGTGGTGACTTACAACCTTCACCTATGTATTTTAGAAGTATAGATGTATGTCAATATTATGCTAAACGTATACCTAGACAATACGGAAACTATTCACACAGCTACTTAGTACCTAAAGAACACAGAGTAACTGCATACTGTAAACCAGTTAAAGTGCAAGATGGGCCAAAAATATATGATCATTGAATTAGCAATGGCAGGAATGATGTCCTGCTCTATAGTACACAAAGAAATAGTAAAAGAAGATATTATGTGCTTCTATACATGCAAAGATAGTAGTAGAGAATTTGCTAGTACGCTAAAACAATATCAATGTCCTAAAACTTTATATGTTGAACGACCAGCGATGCCATTTAAAGATCGTGACTTTCGAGGCAATAAATGGACAAAAGAAGCTATAGGAAAAATTACAAACAAATAGTACGATAAATACAGTATGACGAAGTATATCACACATTGGGCTGTTGCCTTTGTAACAGCTTTTATAATGATAAGTTTGCATTACAACGATGGCTCTGTTGTGCAGACTGCTCGGCTGAAGCAATTTGACTTACTTCAAAACACTGATCAGTCAACCATATCCCAAGATATAGGTATCGTAACCATTGACGAACCTGCCATTGAAAAGTACGGACAATGGCCTTGGAAGCGTGATGTTATTGCAGATATAATCTGGAATCTTCGCGAGGCAGGTGCTGGCATCATAGTGGTGCCTATACTCTTTTCAGAGCCTGATAGATTAGGCGGGGATATAGAGTTAGCCGAAGCACTTGCAGGTAACGGAGTAGTTATTGCTCAAACAGGAACTACATCTGTTAATAAAAATCCTGTTCCTAGAGGCGTAGCCAAAATAGGAGATCCTTTGCCATATATGTTTGAATGGCCAGGGATGTTAGGACCAATCCCATTGCTAGGAGAAAATGCTGACGGTGTAGGTGTTTTAAACACTGCACCTGAAATAGACGGTGTTGTTCGACGTGTACCTCTCCTTATGCGTATTGGGGAGAATACGTATCCTACTTTAGCAATTGAAGTAATTAGAACAGCAACAGGTAACCCTAGTTATCAAGTAAAAGCAGGTCCCGGAGGCATTGAAGCAGTACGTGTTCCGGGTTACCCAATAATAAAAACAGATCCAAATGCACAGTTATGGTTAAGGTGGAATAAAGACTTTGATACTATAAGTGCGGCTGATAAAGATCAGTTCTGGATGTTTGAGGGTAAAACTGTAATTTTAGGAATTACAGCAGAAGGCATAGGCGGATTAATCGCTAGTCCAACAGGACCACAATATAATTATATACCAGCGGCAGTAACACTACAGACAGTTATGGATGGAGATCAAATTGAACGTCCTTACTGGGCATTCTTGGTGGAGTTGATCACAACAGCAGTCTTGGGCATAGCCCTTGTGCTTCTTGGACGATTTGCACCTTACTGGTTAGCTGGAGGAAGTATAGTTGTATTTGTGGGAGGACTCGCCTATGCTGTTTATTATGCTTGGACAACACATTTATATTTGTTAGACGCAACAATGCCAATAGTAACAGTTTTACTTGTTGGATTACATGCGGTGTTTAATAGATTTGTATTAGAATTTTTTGAAAAACAAAAAATTAAGAAACAGTTTGCAGGATATGCATCACCAACAGTAGTACGTTTACTTCAAGAAAATCCTGCACTAATTAAAGAAGGTATGAAAAAAGAAGTTTCAATCTGCTTCTCAGATCTAAGAGGCTTTACACCACTAGGTGAATCATTTGGCGACGATGTAAAAGGCCTTACTAAAATAATGAATGGCTATATGGATGCTATTACGCAACCTATACTTGACAGCGACGGAATGGTTATTAAATATATAGGTGATGCTAGTATGCACATACACAATGCACCTATAGATGATTCACATCATCCTCGTACAGCCGTTGAAACAGGTTTAAATATGTTAAAAGCAGTGGAGAAGTTCAATGAAAAAATTACAAGTGAAGGCAGACCACCCGTTGGTATGGGTGCCGGTATTAATACTGGTCTTGGCTATCTTGGTGAAATGGGGTCAACGGCCAGACACAGTTATGATGTTCTCGGGGATGCTGTAAGCACAGCCGCTCGTATCGAAAGCAAGTGTAAAGAGTATGGTTGTGTTTTATTAATAGGCGATGCAACATATCAAGCAACTAAAGACGATTTCTTTTATTTAAAAATAGATGACTTAGCAGTTAAAGGAAAAACTGTAGGTATTGGTATTTGGACAGTGTTAGATGGAATTAAACCTGCGTGGCGTACAGCAAAACGTAAGCACGAAGAAATGCACAAGTTCTACAAAGAACAAAAGTTTGATGATGCGATTGCTAGTTGTGAATTATTGCACAATCATTTTGATGAAAAGATGGCGGCATACTACGATATGTGGATAGAGCGTTGTGAGTATATGAAAACGCAGAAGTTATCCAAAGACTGGAATGGCGTTTTTATTGCTACTACAAAATAAACAAAGTAATAGTTAAACCCATTAAGTTACCAATTAGTAACCCTATACCAAAGGACATTATTAAATCACAATCAGTCCAAAGGCTTTGTCGGCTTAACCATGCTTGAGTAGTAGCATTTTGTATTTCGTAGAACTTATTTTTTAGAAACACTTTTTTTTCCTCTTTTAGTTTTAGCTATAGCATCTTCAATTTCGTCTAGATCAAGATCAAAACTTTTGCCTGTTAGCTTTTCATACTGTTCTTTAAATTCCAGTATCATATTAATTTTTTGATTCAGTCGTATCATATCATTATCTAACATACGAATACGATCTATTAATGCTACAAGTGTAGAACTTGCTTGACCTAGCACTGGTTTAATTTCAGTAGTTACCCATTTCCATACATAGTATACAAAATAAGCTAACCCCATTGCCGCTATGATTGGGAAACCGTATTGATTAATTGCATTAACTAATTCAGTGCTCATTTACTTCCAATATATCCTGCAATTATACCAATCAATCCTGTAAGTGCCATTTTCATTAATGTAATAACACTTTCGTCTACTGGTCTATTTTCTTGTAGTGCAACATAATAGTCGCCTATAATAATAACCCCTAGTAGTCCTAAAACTCCTGCTACTAGAATACAAATAATTAAGTCTTTTAAATTTTTAATCACGCCTTGCGTCCTCCTTGCCTTCGTTAGCCGCTAGTCTATCTACATTGGGTTTGACATTAAGAGCATAGCTCATAAGAGCATCAATTTTAACTAGATCGTTATTCATAGTTTGAACGCGATTGTTTAATGCAGATATCATACCTTTTAGACTATTTACTGACCCGGTAACACTTTCAAGAATAAATCGTAAGGTAGTAAAAACAAAGAGGCCAGCAGCCATTGCTCCTGCGATTGGGAAACCTACTTCGCCTACTATATTTAAAAATTCCATAATATTATTCCACGCCCGGTTATTATATGTATTTATTCAACTTTATTCTTTTTTTTGGTTGACAACGATAATTATAAATGTTACAATAAATATTACAAAGAGAGGTCTATTGATGAAAGAAGGCGTAACAGTTCCTAATGTTGATTTTAAGTATCGATTTAGGACAGATGGGAAACCAATTACATATGTAGATAATAGTAACGGAGATAAAAATCCTTTTGAATGGAAATCTGTCAATTCAGATGAAATATTCAAAAACAAGAGGGTAGTGGTATTTTCACTACCAGGAGCATTTACTCCAACATGTAGTACATACCAAGTTCCAGGATTTGAAGAAATGTACGATAAAATACGCAACTGTGATATTGACGAAATATATGTTATCAGTGTTAATGATACGTTTGTTATGCGTAAATGGATGATTGATCAAAAAATTAAAAATATCAAATTTATACCCGATGGTGCGGGCGAATTCACTCAGATGATGGGTATGCTAGTTTGTAAGCCTATGCAGGGGTTTGGTAATAGATCATGGAGATATGCAATGGTTGTCAATGACGGTGTAGTAGAAAGATTTTGGGAAGAACCAGGACGCAATAATCATTCAGACGATGATGATCCTTATACTGAAACAAAACCAGAAAATGTACTTAAATTTTTAGAGCAAGTTATTTGATAGACTTTGAGATTTATGATTGGACTTCTCTTATTAATGATAGAGCACGGTCCTTTATGTGTAGCGATATAGACAACACTATTGCGTCAGGTAAATTTTGGCATAATAGTCCTCCTTATCAAACAAATATAAATATTTTTGGTATTCCGCACGAAAATTGGATCAATTTAAAAATGAGTTTTATTTGGAGTGCTTTTGCTTTTATGAATCAAGAGAAACAAATAAAAACTATAAAAAGTTGGGGTTACAAGACTAACCTTGACACACAAGAAGACAGGAATGACTATTGGCATCAGCATATACGTGATAACAATTTAGTTGTAAGTGGTGTGTACTATCTTAAAATGCCAGAAGATTGTAATTTAGAAACAAGCGGTACAGAATTAGCACACACTTCACCAGAAGGGGCTACAGAATATGTTCCAGCTAAAGAAGGACATTGGTTAATTTTTCCAGGAAAAACTTGGCACCGGCCTGGGATACTAGAAAGTAACAATTGGCGATATATAGTTGCCGCAGATATGGAGATATAATGACAGACGATTTTAAAAACAAAGAGTATAAAGTAGAAGATATCTTTCAAGACATTGAAGGAGATGATAAGAATACACTTATGACTATCCCGCCTGAAATACTTGAAGCACAAGGATGGGGTGAAGGCACCAAAATCAAAGTAGAGGTTGGTGATAAAGGTACTATTATCATTTCAGAAGTAAAAAGTGAAGGATAAGGGACTTTTAGAGTTTGAAGGAGAGGTAATAGATGTATTACCTGCTCAAATGTTCAAAGTATTATTAGAAAATGGACATACTATAACTGCCTATACAGGTGGTAAATTGAAAAAGAATAAAATACGAATGATACGTGGTGATAGGGTAAGTGTAGAGATATCACCATATGACCTCACAAAAGGCCGCATTGTATACCGTTTAAAACGGTGAAATCAATACTTGACTAAATCTAGTAAATATACTATAATAAGTTATCTTTTAACAGGAGAACTATTGTATGATTATCTCGGTTCGCGGTGGCAGCAAAAGACAAAAAGAGCTAGTAAAATCTATGGTCTATTATTGTCAAAAAGAATTAATGCCAAAATTATGGCGTATTGAAGTAAACATCCACATAAAAGACTTTGGAAAAGATAATACTTTAGGGTATGCTTTACCAGATCAAGATGCTGACCTGCATCGTCCTCGAGCATTTGATATCGAACTAAACAAAAAAATGCGCCTAAGACGGTTATTAGAAACCGTTGCTCACGAAATGGTACATGTAAAACAATTTGCTAGAGGCGAACTGTATGAAAGTACTACACAAAACAAACATAGATGGCAAGGACAATGGCTTTCTAATCACAGAAAATGTGTAAAAGATTACTGGCAACAACCATGGGAAATAGAAGCACATGGTAGAGAGTTAGGTTTGTTTATTGGTTGGTGCAGTGAAAATGCTTGTTCAGAAAAACATTGGGTTCAAGATCCTTTAGGCATAAAATAGTTGACAAACATTCTTTTTGAATGTATAATTATATTATAATTAGGCAAATAAGAAAGGCATATAATGTACGCATCAACCAAGAACAAACTGTTCGACACAAAATCTTTAAAAACAGTTTCAACACAAGAAGCACTTGCTATAGCTGTAGCCGCACAACGTATTAACAAAGGCTATGTAAAAGACACACGTAGATTTTCAGAAGACAATCCTACGATTTTTTCTAACAAAGAAATAGTTAAGTTTGTATTCAATCCTAATTATCGTCCAAATGATTTTGTTTTGCCTACTCCGACAGCAGGTGACTATGCTGAAGTGGCAGAACTACACAAGTGGATGAAGCGTTATGTGATGCTTGGACTTGCTGAATTAGATGACTTCAAACGAGACATGATTAATTCAGTATCGCAAGATACTGTAACAGTTAACAACTTAGGGCGTATTGCGTTTATTCCTGAATTTGTAAAACGTGATCAACATGAAACAGGACTCACTAAAGAGATTCGTACAGAATATAGAAATTCCCAATATTTGGGTAAGGAAAAAGATGCAGTTGAAGGAGCGATTAAAATTCTTGACAAGAGATATAGTACTCAATGGGATTCATATAATTATGTGGCTGTCATTGATGGTAATCTTATATCTTTTATGAATAAGTTTGAATACAACGTAGGCAGTATGCTACGTATCAAAGCCAAAGTAAAAGCACAAACTAAGAACAAACTGTTTGGTGCAAATGAAACAAGGTTAAATTATGTCAAATTATATAAAATACCACTTGACAAACAATAACTAATTGTATATAATAAAAACAACAAAGGATACAACATGACAAATGCATATTATGACAATCGAGTGCAACTAACTTGTACAGACAACGACAAAGTAGTTGAGGCTGAAATAGATAATTTTAAGGCCGAAGATGGATTAAATGCATATGTTGCAGGAAACAAAATTTACTGCAAATACAACGGCAGAGTTTATGTAGGCAATAAAATGGGAATGGAGTTTACTACACCAGGACCTAAACAAATAGCAAAACGTTATAACGGGAGAATTTAATGGAAATCAAAGAAGGTCCATACTTGGACGCATTATCCAAACCAACAAGCGGAGTAATTAAGCAAGAACTTATTACTTACCGTATCAAAGATGGAATGCTTAGGCAGGAAATTACAACAAGACAATTTTTAAAGGATGGAGACTATAATGATGTTTCTACAGTTACTCCTTTAGTTAAAACAGAGATGACATCCAATGCCTAACTTAGTACCTGTAGTAATTGAAAAAGAAAGCCGTGGTGAAAGAAGCTACGACATTTATAGCAGATTATTAAAAGATCGTATTATAATGTTAGACACAGATGTGAATAGTGCATCTGCTAGTTTAATTGTATCGCAAATGCTTTTCTTAGAAAGCCAAAACCCGGAGAAGACTATCAACTTTTATATTAATAGTCCGGGCGGATCTGTTACTGCTGGTATGAGTATCTACGATACTATGCAATTTATTAAAAGTCCAGTTAGTACTATTGTAATGGGACAAGCCGCTAGTATGGGCAGTTTCTTAGCCAGTGCAGGTGCAAAAGGTAAAAGAGTTGTCCTTCCTCACAGTAGGCATATGATTCATCAACCCCTTGGTGGAACACAAGGTCAAGCAAGTGACGTTGAAATTCAATATAAAGAACTACAGTATTGGAAAGAAACATTAACTAAACTGTACGAAAAGCATACAGGACAAAGTTATGCTACACTTGAAGCAGATATGGATAGAGATAACTTTATGAGTGCCAGCGAAGCAGTTAATTATGGCCTTGCAGATAAAATTATGGAGAGTAGATAATGCCAATTCCAGAAAAAATAATTATTCCAGCCGCAAAAGATCCTAGTCTATTTCATTTTTACGTTAGCCTTGTTAAAAGTGCAGTACGTATTGCCGCAGGTGGAGCATTTCTTGTAGCCGGCTGGTACCTTGAAGAATGGGGTGTTTGGGTTATGGTTGCAGGTGCATTACTAATTATTGCAGAAGTATTAGGTATTGTAGAAGAACTATGAGCCAATGGCAAGGAGGAAAAGGTAGTGGTAGAAGAAAAGGACAAGATGATGCAAAGTACAGAGACAACTGGGGAGAAATCTTTGGTGGAAGAAGCAATAGCAACCATGAAAGGGATTCCAACAGAAAAAGAACTGATCCAACTGTTAAGAGAAACAACACAGGAAGTAACGTTTCTAAAACTTGACGGTGACAAACGTGTAATGACTTGCACAAAAAGTTTTGACATAATTCCAAAAGAAAATCAACCAAAATCAGATAAGGAACCAAAACAAGGTACAATTACCGTGTGGGACCTTAATGCAAAAGGATGGAGATCATTTAAATACGATCGAGTCCAAACAGTACTGCCTGTAGCTCAGCTGGATAGAGCGTCTGGCTACGAACCAGAAGGTCAGGAGTTCGAATCTTCTCAGGCAGGCCAAATTCTAGAGAAAGGATAAAGTCTTGAATAAAAAATTAATTATAGCAGGAATGTTTGCATTGTTTGCAACCTCTGCAAATGCCTACAGTACTACAGGTACAATTACAGATCATTATAAAATTGTAATTAGTCAAACACCGTATAGTGTAGAAGTGTGCCGTGACGTAAACGTTAACGGAGACAAAACTGGTGATGCATTAAAAGGTGCAATCATTGGCGGCATCATTGGTAACAATGTTGGCAATATTGAAAACGGTGGCGCCGCAGGTGCAATCATTGGTGGCATTTTAGGACATAATAATTCTAACGCAACAGGTGGAACTAGAACACAATGCACTGTTGAAACTAGATATAATGAAATGTCTTCAGAAGTATACAGTCATAGCACTATTACTTTTTATGATGATGACGGTAGATCACACACCTTACGATACATCAAATAAGATTTCGGAGAGTTGGCTGAGTGGTCGAAAGCGGCACCCTGCTAAGGTGTTATACGGGCAACTGTATCGAGGGTTCGAATCCCTCACTCTCCGCCATAATGGAATATAAATAAATGACGCTGGCATAGCTCAGTTGGTAGAGCAACTGATTTGTAATCAGTAGGTCCCGAGTTCGAATCT